TAGTTTTGGATTATATGTAGGTGGAACTGGTGATATTAAATTAGAATTAGTTGCTGCACTTACAAATCAAACAGTTACTATTAAAAGTATTCCTGCTGGAACAATACTTCCTTTACAAGCTAGAAAAATTTTAATTGGTGATGCTGCAACTACTGCTACTGAAATATTAGCATTATATTAATAAATTAAATTTAAATTAAATCAAATGAAAAAAGTAGAATCAAAAGCCGAGGAGGCTAAAACACAAATTACTGAAGAACAATTATCTAAAATACAGAAACAGCAAGAAATTTTAGCTGGTCTATTAAGAGATATAGGTTTTTTAGAAGGACAAAAACATGGTTTATGTCATAAGTATGCTGGAGCAGTTCAGGATATGGATGATTTTAAACTAGAGCTTGAAAAAGAATATGGTGCTGTTAATATTAACTTAGAAGATGGTACTTATACACCTATAGAAGAAAAAAGTGAGTAGTGTAATAAGAAAAATCAGCATAGGAGCTGATTATAAAAATGACGCTATGCACTATGCTATAGGACAGCAAGTGTATGGCGGTCATACTATATCTCATATATTATATAATGAAGAAGAGTTTTCTTATAATATATTTATTAAAAAAGGAGACGAGGTATTACCTTGGAAAAAATTTAATTCCAATATGGCTATATCGGTTGAATATGATTTAGAATACTAATGAACAGTGTTTATGATTTTATTATAAAACCATTAGGTGAAAGATATAATAATAAAGTAAATATTGATAATAAAGAATTAATAATTAATTCTAGTATTTCATAAATTTGTTAATAGGCTTGCCAAAGTAGTTAGTATCCCATTAGCTATAAAAACAAATATTAAAATAAACGATATAGTTATTGTACATCATAATTTATTTAGAAGATACTATAACATGAAAGGAAAATCTGTTAATGGTTCTAAATATTTTAAAGATGATTTATACTTTGCATCAGAGTCACAAATATATTTATATAATAATGGTATTTGGAATACAAATAAAGATTTTTGTTTTATAAAACCATTACAAGAAAATAATGAGTTTAGTGTTGAAAAAGTAAAAAAGAATGTTGGTATACTAAAGTATGGTAATAGTTCATTAGAAGTGCTAGGAATAACTACAGGTGATGTTGTTGGGTTTAAATCTAACAGAGAATTTGAGTTTGTTGTTGATAAGCAACTTTTATATTGTATGGAATCAAATGATATTTTAATTAAGTATGAACACGAAGAAAACCAAAGAGAGTATAATCCAAGCTGGGCAGAGAGCGGTAGAAGAATTAATTAAAGTAGCTAAAGAAGCAATAGTTGATTCTGATGATGATATCTCTGCGGACAGATTAAAAAATGCAGCTGCTACAAAAAAACTAGCTATATTTGATGCTTTTGAAATACTTAACCGTATTGAAGAAGAGGAAAATATGTTAAAAGAAACTAGTAAAAAAGATAAAGGAGCAAGCTTTAAAGGTTTTGCAGAAAATAGATCTAGATAATGTATAAGCAAACTCTTTATAAAATTTTACCTAATCATATAAAATCTAAAATACTTAAAAAAAATAATAGATATAAAAAATGGGAAGCAGGTTATAATGAAGAACATGATGTTGTTATTATTAGTAAGAGTGGTAAGATTGGTGAAATATATGAAATACAAGGTCTTAAAATTGCACTTCCATTAGTAGAAGATGCTTATAAAAGATCAGATAAAAAAGAAGAACAGTATTGGGAGGTAAAAGAATATCCTAAACAATTAGATAAAATTAAAACTGTATTTGATTGGAATAATTATCCTGCTCAATTTAAAGATAAATGGTATGACTATATTGATGAAGAGTTTAAAAGACGTGAAGAAGGGTTTTGGTTCTATAACAAAGGTATTCCTAGTTATGTTACTGGTTCTCATTACATGTACTTGCAGTGGACTAAAATTGATGTCGGACACCCAGAGTTTCGCGAATCCAATAGAATTTTCTTCATTTTCTGGGAGGCCTGTAAGCTGGATGAGCGCTCATATGGACTGTGCTATCTCAAGAATAGACGATCCGGTTTTTCTTTCATGGCATCTTCAGAGCTTGTACACCAGGCCACTATATCATCAGATTCCAGATATGGTATTTTATCGAAGAGTGGAGCTGATGCGAAGAAGATGTTTACAGACAAGGTTGTACCAATATCCGTTAATTACCCCTTTTTTTTTAGACCAATACAGGACGGTATGGACAGGCCCAAAACGGAACTTGCCTACAGAGTACCGGCGTCCAAACTTACCCGTAAGAAACTCGATCAGAACGAACGTGCCGAGGAACTCGTCGGGCTTGATACCACGATCGATTGGAAGAACACCGGGGACAACTCGTACGATGGGGAGAAGCTCAAACTTCTCGCCCACGACGAATCGGGCAAATGGGAGAGGCCGGACAACATCCTCAATAACTGGAGGGTTACAAAAACAACATTAAGATTAGGTAGTAGAATAATAGGTAGGTGTATGATGGGTTCAACATCAAATGCGTTAGATAAAGGAGGTACTAATTTTAAAAAACTATATGAAGCGTCAGACGTTACAAAAAGAAACAGAAATGGACAGACTAATTCAGGACTATATAGTTTGTTCATACCTATGGAGTGGAATTACGAGGGATACATCAATACTTATGGATTTCCTGTATTCGAAACTCCGAAAAAAGCGGTTAGAAGTATCGATGGCGGAGAAATTAAAATCGGTGTCATCTCACATTGGGAAAACGAAGTAGAAGGTTTAAAAAATGACCAAGACGGTTTAAATGAATTTTATCGTCAGTTTCCAAGAACTGAAAAACACGCTTTTAGAGATGAAGCAAAACAATCTTTATTTAATCTAACTAAGATTTATGAACAAATAGATTATAATGAAGATTTAAGAAATACAAACATCCTTACAAAAGGAAGTTTTCAATGGGAAAATGGTGTAAAAGATACAAGAGTTATTTTTTTTCCAAACAACAACGGCAGGTTTTTAGTATCTTGGATACCACCTGTTAATTTACAAAATAAATATATAATTAAAAATGGTATTAGGTATCCTGGAAATGATCATACTGGTGCTTTTGGCTGCGATAGTTATGATATCTCTGGAACCGTAGATGGTAGAGGATCTAAAGGAGCTTTGCACGGTTTAACTAAATTTTCTATGGAGGATGTTCCTCCAAATAGTTTTTTCTTAGAATACATAGCTAGACCACAAACAGCTGAAATATTTTTTGAAGATGTTTTAATGGCTATATCATTTTATGGTATGCCACTACTTGCAGAAAATAACAAACCTAGATTATTATATTATTTAAAAAGAAGAGGTTACAGAGGTTATTCTATGAATAGACCAGATAAAGTTTATAATAAACTATCTGTTACAGAAAGAGAAATAGGTGGAATACCTAATACAAGTGAAGATATTAAACAAGCACACGCTGCTGCTATTGAAGATTATATTGAAAACTTTGTTGGTTTAATTACTAAAGGTTATGGAGATATGTATTTTCAAAATACATTAGATGACTGGGCAAAGTTTAACATAAACAATAGAACTAAGCACGATGCTTCAATAAGTTCTGGTTTAGCTATAATGGCTTGTAATAAAAATAGATACACACCTCATGCTAAAAGAAATATATCATCAGTTCCTTTAAAGTTTAAGTCGTATGATAACAAAGGATATAATTCAAAAATAATCACATAAATGATTAACATAAACTATAACAGCAGCTTTCCAGATCAGGTAGTACCTGAAGCAGAGAAAAGATCTTTAGAATATGGATTAGCTGTTGCACAGGCAATAGAACATGAATGGTTTCGAAACACAAGTGGACAAAATAGATTTATTAATAATTATCAAAATTTTAATAGATTAAAATTATACGCAAGAGGTGAACAACCAGTTCAAAAATATAAAGATGAATTAGCTATTAATGGTGATTTATCTTATTTAAATTTAGACTGGAAACCAGTACCTATATTATCTAAGTTTGTAGATATAGTTGTTAATGGTATGACTGATAAAGGTTATGAAATAAAATCTTATGCTACGGATCCTTTTGCAGTAAAACAAAGAACTAATTTTGCTACAAACGCTTTAAGTGATATATATAATCAAGAAATAATACAACAACTACAAACACAGTTAGGCCCTCAACCTGCTTTAGCTGCTTCTGCTTCTCCTGAAACATTACCAGCTAGTGAAGATGAATTAGATCTTTATATGCAATTAAATTATAAACAAAGCATTGAAATAGCAGAAGAAGAAGTAATAAACAATGTTTTAGATTATAATAAATATGATGAAACAAAAAAAAGATTAGCTTATGATCTTACTGTTTTAGGTATAAGTTGTGTTAAAACTAATTTTAATTTATCTGAAGGTATAACTGTAGATTATGTAGACCCAGCTAGTATTTGTTATTCATATACAACTGATCCTAATTTTGAAGATCTTTATTATGTAGGGGAAGTAAAAAGTATGTCATTATCAGAAGTTAAAAGACAATTTCCTAGTTTAACCGATAAAGAATTAGAAGAAATACAAAAATTTCCAGGTAGAAACTCTTATACAAATACTTATTGGGGTCAGTCTACACAAGATCAAGTACAAATATTATATTTTGAATATAAAACATATCATGATCAAGTATTTAAAATAAAACAAACAGAAAACGGATTAGAAAAAACATTAGAAAAAGATGATACTTTTAATCCACCAGAAAGTGATAACTTTAAAAAAGCTTCAAGATCTATAGAAGTTTTATATACAGGCGCAAAAGTGCTAGGGCTAGGTAACAATATGCTTGAGTGGAAACTTAGTGAAAACATGACTCGACCTAATGCAGACACTACAAAAGTTAATATGAATTATGTTATTTCTGCTCCTCGTATGTATCAGGGTAGAATAGAATCTTTAGTAAGTAAAACAATAGGTTTTGCTGATATGATTCAATTAACTCATTTAAAATTACAACAAGTATTATCAAGAATGGTACCAGATGGTGTATATGTAGATGTTGATGGATTAGCAGAGGTTGATCTAGGTAATGGTACTAACTATAATCCATCTGAGGCTCTTAACATGTATTTTCAAACTGGTAGTATTGTTGGTAGATCATTAACACAAGATGGTGAATTAAATAGAGGTAAAGTACCTATTCAAGAATTACAGACTTCAAATGGTATGTCAAAAATATCAGCAATGATACAAACATATCAATACTACCTACAA